CCAAAAGAAAATATAGCAGAACTTAAAATATAAAAGAGGTTGTGCCAACGTTTTGACACAACCTCAATCCAACCGCCAAGAACGACTTTATCACTGCCAAGATAATCAATTCGTATTTGGGTATGCTTGCAGCCAAGAAAGAGGCACAGGAAAAGTATGATAAGGTGATAGAGGAAATCAAAGAAAGTATCGAATTTATAACTGATGCCAAGTCCGCTAATGAGTTCGCCTCTCATATTAATGAGTTTGAACACGTTGGTAGTTCTTTGGTGATGGCGAGAAATTTGTTTGCTGCAAAGGTAAAGGCTTTGGGACTGATATTCAATAAGGAAACTAAAATCTACTCAGATGCAGCCTAACTATCGTATATATGCAACATTATTGGATTCTTACTTCAATTACCTTAATAGCGATGTCATATATGAGCGTTATTATGGGTGGAGTGAGAATCCACCATGTACGGAAGACGAGTTTCGGCAGAAGCAGTTTCAAGAACTGATAGACCGTATTAACCGCAAACCGTTTGATAGTGAAGCGGCAGACCGTGGCACGGCTTTCAATGAAATCATTGATTGTATGATTGAGAACCGTAAATCTTCTATAATGGAAATTAGCAAGGCATATCACGATGACGGAACACTTTACGGGATAAAAGCTGTTTACAACAATCGCACTTTCACTTTTCACATTGACCTTTGCCGCGAGTTTGCCAACTACTACAAAGGAGCATTAACCCAACAAAGAGTAGAAGCCATCTTGCCTACTGCATACGGTAGTGTATTGGTTTATGGTCTGATTGACGAACTGATGCCTACCAGTGTTCACGACATCAAAACAACTGGAAGCTATACCGTAGGGAAGTTCAAAGACCACCACCAACATTTGGTTTATCCATACGCTTTGATGAAGAACGGTTCGGATGTGCGGACGTTTGAATACAACATTGTGGAGTTCAACAAAGGCGGTTATGTGGTAGATACCTATACAGAAACATACGTTTTCAATCCTGAACGTGATATACCAATCCTCACTAACCATTGTGAAGAGTTTGTCCGGTTCTTGGAAGAAAACAGAAAATTGATAACTGACACTAAAATCTTTGGAAATGAATGATGGAGTTTATTTTGGCGAAAATGGTAACGAGGTAATCGTAATCAATGGATTTGAATACTCACGAGAAGAATTTGATTCCCTTGTGGATATGTGTGGAGATTGCAATATGTAATAAAAAGAACCAGTAATATTAGGTTATGGCAAATCAAATAACCGGACGGATAACCGAAATCGGACAAACTGTTCAAATACCATCCAAAAACGGTGGTTCCTCGTTTACAAAACGGGAGTTCATTTTAGATGCTACCACTTACGACCCTTATACGGGAGAGCGTAGCGAGTATGAGAACATTATTCCCTTAGAGTTTTCAGGCGATAAGTGTGCAGAACTTGACCGATTTAATCAGGGGGATGTTGTTACTGTATCATTTGTCTTACAAGGACGTTCTTGGACGAATCAAGACGGAGAACTCAAACGTATGGCATCTATTCGGTGCTACAAAATAGATGCGCGTGGTGGTGTATCGCAATCCCAACAAACAACATCGGTACAACAGCCAGCGCCACAGTCGACCTATCAGCAACAGCCGCAGAATTTCCCGCCTCCGGTTGATGCTAATGGCAATGTAAAGGACGATTTACCTTTTTAGCGTATGCTGTTCGACTTGAAGAATGAATATCAAATACCCAAGTTCAAGGAGTATGTAAACAAGCTGTTTAGTGAACGTGCGGTGGTGGAAGTGAAAAAGAAACTACCTAACCGCACGCTTGCCCAAAACAGCTACTTGCATCTTCTTTTAGGGTATTTCGGTAGTGAGTACGGTTGCAGTCTCGACGAAGCAAAAATTGATTTTTATAAGAGGACTTGCAACCGTGATTTGTTTGAACGTAAGATGGTCAACAAGAAAGGCAATGAAGTAACCTATTTGCGCAGTTCTGCCGAGCTGACAACAGGTGAAATGACTTTAAGCATTGACCGTTTCCGAAATTGGTCGGCATCAGTAGCTGGCATTTACTTACCTGCCGCAAATGAACAGCAGATGCTTATCTACGCACAACAAGAAATTGAACGTAATAAAGAATTTATTTAAAATATTGAGATTATGAAGAATATTAGCGAAATGACAGAGCAAGAAATAATCGCTTTGTCGGACGAAGATGTCCAAAAAATGATAAAACTCCGCATGATGGAGGAAGGCATTAAACTTTTAGATAAACCGAAAGTTCCAGAATTGTTCGAGATTGAACCTGCCGACACACAGTATTTCTCTATCCCACTTTTGGATGGTTTTGCTTTTACTGACATTGAGGAAGCTACTAAGGTTGCGGAAATCCTGAAAAGTGCAAAGTCTTTACGAAAAGTTGATTACGATTGGAATAGACTTGGAAGTGAATACAAGTACCTTAAAAAGAGTGAACGATACAAGTTCAACGGGAACTCAGATTTTGATATTCTTTCAGGCTGGGCTTACTCCAATGAACTATATGCTAAGATTTCAAATTTTGCCGCACAGAACAAGGTAATGAAAGAACAAGCGGAGAAAGATAAAAAGGAATACGAAAAGCAACTTTCCGAATCGGCTGAATTAGTACAGGAGATAACAGAACGTGTTCGTGAGGTTCGCAACAAATACGACCGTCTTGAAACGCTTTCTTGCAAGTTTGCCACTGATTACTATCCGTTGTCCGACAATAACGAAGATATGGCAATGAAGTTCATGGTAAAGGCATACTCTTTAAATGACGAAGAACAATCGTTTGTACGCTCTAATTACAAGAAGCACTTGTTAAACAATGTACAATAAAGAATTTCTATGATAGAAACAAGAAAAACAGAAATCAGGTATGTGACATCTGACCCGAAAAAGATGCTCAACATGTACCTTGCAAAACGTGTCCTCAAAACATGAGAGGAGTCTTTCATTGATGAAGATACAGGTGAAACAGTAACCATCGAACGGAATGAAATTCTTTTTGACCGTGGCACGCTGATAGACCAAGACATTTTGGCGAAAATTCGTTTCAGTATGGAAGCTGACGGCATCAAGGAAGTGGAAGTCAGCAACCAGAACCGCTTGGCATTCGAGAACGAGAACAAATTCTTATATCCCTATCTTGCACAGGCACAAATAGGGGACAAGAAGCATAAGTTCCTGCTGTATGCCACCGGATTGGAGAATTCTTGTAGTATCTTGAAAGATTACATCGAACTAAACTATATGTTCGGATTCACCTTGACAATGGTCAAGGAATTCGATTCTTGCGTGATTCTTACTGACAATTTGAAAGAACGCAAGATAGATGATGCCACCCTCGAAGAATTAAAAGATACATTCCTTTTAAACGATTCTGTAACGGAAGAAGATGAAGAAGAGGGAGATTCCAAGCCCAATGAAAAGAAATTCTATCAGATTGAGACGAAAATCACATTCACGGAAGGGGAGAATGAAGACGAAAGAGTCCAAACCTTTGTCGTGAACACCTTCAACGTTGACAGAGCGATGATGCTTATTACCCACTATCTCAAAAACAAAGAGGAAGAATGTGAGAAACAAGCCAAAGAAAAGGGACATGAGTTCAAAAAGAGAGAAATTCACACGGCTATTGAATCAGCCAAACCTATTCCGGTCGGGCGGTTTATTCCGAAAGAGTTTTCAATGGCTTATATGGAATAACTTTGTTAACCTGCCTGTCCGGTCTGTGAAGATGGGGCGGGCGAAAATGGGGGTGCGCAGTGGAGTGCTTTTGACTTTCGAGAGGTGCACATGGTAGAAAGTACGGTACGTGAGATATAAGGAGTAATTAACCTTAGAAGTAGCGCAAAAGGATAAGTCCTTAATTGGGTGTTCGAATCGCCCCATCTCCACATAAATGTGAGCCACACATAAATGGCAAGGGTTAGTAAATAATGGTTGTGCCCCGGAGAATACGCTTCGGGGCTTTAATAAAAAACAGCATGGAAATAAAAGAAATTACCAAGACTATTTACATTGCAAATGACGGGAAAGAGTTCTTAACGAAAGAAGATTGCGAAAAGCATGAAAGGTTTGTTGAAGAAATACTTTCACGTATTAAGTATTTCTGTATCAGATGTAATCCTGACTTAACAGAAACAGGAAATTTCTCTCATAAAATATATGTGGCTGTGTTTTCTAAACATTACCTATATAAAGATATTGCATTTCAATGGGCTTTAAAGAAGTTTGGTACTTACTTAGGGGAAAGCGTAATGGGATATGGCTTCCAACCCCATTTTAATGTAAGTGAAGTTTCTAAAGAAGAATATGAAGAATGCCCTGCTACTGTTTGGGGAGGCACTCCATTGAAGAGTGAGAAAATATTCCTTAGTCCTAAATCAGTAGAGGGATTTCCTGAAAACATTGACTACATGAAAGAATGGGGATTTAAATAATGCCATACTACATAAAACGAACAAAGGCCAAGAAGAAAGACAAGCCTTTACCTCTGTTTGATAAAGCAGGGATAACAATAAAGAAGAAGCCGGATTTGAAAGCTAAGCTCGACAAGGAGTTTTCCCTTTTTATCCGGCTTCGTGATGCAATGCCAAACGGATATTTTAGATGTATCTCGTGCGGGCAGATAAAACCGTTTACACAAGCAGACTGCGGGCACTATTTCAGTCGTACACATTTGGCAACACGGTTTGATGAGAATAATTGCCATGCCGAATGCCGGCACTGTTTAACACCGGATTCTCTCGTCTTAATGAAAGATTTTATATGGAAACAGCTTGGTGAAATTAGTGTTGGTGAAGAAATATTTGCTTTTGACGAAGAAGTAATTTATAAAACTTCACGAAGATATAGGGTTGGAAGGGTTACACACATAGAACGTGATATTCAAGATGTGTATGAGGTAGAGTTAGAGAATGGAGATAAAATGAAGACAACTGCTAACCATAAATGGCTCGCAAGGGCAAGACAAGGAACTTCATACACATGGATTGAAACACAAGAAATGTGGGTTAATGGCGTAAATCTTCATGGGAAGCACAAGACCGGACCTCATACAGATAGGACTACGACCATTGTCTGTAAACCATTTCAAGTAATACAACAAGAAAAATCCTATGAAAGCGGATGGATTGCGGGAATGATTGATGCTGACGGACATATTTGTCAACAGAATATTTCTAATCCAGATGGGACGAAACGCTATGGTTTTCGTGTCGGTATAGCCCAATGTGAGAAGTACATGGATATTTGCTCTGAAATAAAACGCTTACTTGAAAAGTTCACAGGAAATAATAAAACTTGTCGGCAGATGATGGAAGATTCAAATAGGCGTGGCACGTTTAAAAAAACGTATCAATCTTGGCAATTTCTTATAACAGGTACAAACATAGAGAAGCTCCAATTTTTAATGCGTGTTCGTCCGCATAAAATTGAAAAGGTGGATATTGAAAAACTTGGCAAACTAAAATCTCAATATGATACCAAAGTGAAAAGTATCAAATATATAGGTAAAGAGGAGATTGTCGTGATGGAAACGGATACGCGTACTTTCATTGCTAACGGCTATGCCATGCACAACTGCAACCGTTTCCGTGCCGACCACCTTGAAGGCTACCGTGAGAATTTGATAGCCAAAATCGGGCAACAGAAATTTGACTTGCTGAAAGTGAAAGTTGCCAGCACTTCCAAAATGACTGATTTTGAGTACGAACAGCTAATCAAGTATTACAAAGCACTTAATAAGAAGTTACGAAAGGAGAAAGGGCTATGAGTTATGTATTACGAGATTACCAACAGAAAGCCTCTGATGCTGCCGTTTCTTTCTTCAATAACAAGGCGAAGAAAACAAATGCCATTATGGTGTTACCTACGGGCAGCGGAAAGTCGCTTATCATAGCGGATATAGCCGCAAGGCTTGACGGTCATACCTTGGTGTTCCAGCCCTCGAAGGAAATACTCGAACAGAATTTCAAGAAACTCTGCTCATACGGTATTCTTGATTGCAGCATCTATTCGGCTTCCTTCAACTCAAAAGAAATAAGCCGGATAACATTCGCCACCATCGGCAGTGTGAAGAATCATCCCGAACTGTTCACCCACTTCAAGAACATCATCGTGGACGAATGCCACCTTGTTAACCCTAAAGAGGGTATGTACAAAGATTTTTTTGATGCGGTGAAGTGTAAGGTTCTTGGACTGACAGCTACACCGTATCGTTTAAGTTCCAGCCGTAACTTTGGTTCTATGCTGAAATTTATCACCCGGACAAAGCCTCATGTCTTTTCAGAGGTCATTTATCATGTACAGGTATCAACCCTATTAGATATGGGCTATTTGGCGAAGTTGAATTACTATCCAATGAATCCTTTGGGATGGAACGAACTTAACTTGAAAGTAAATACTACTGGTGCCGACTATACAAATAGGTCAGTTCAAAGAGAATATGAACGGATAGACTTTTACGGCTATCTCGTTCATATTGTCCAAAGACTGATGAATCCCAAAGCCGGAGGAAAACGGAAAGGTATTTTAGTCTTTACCCGTTTTCTGAAAGAAGCGGAGCGGCTTACCTGGTCTATACCCGGAGCCGCAATCGTTTCGGGTGACACCCCAAAAGGTGAGCGCGAAAGGATACTTGAAGCGTTCAAGGCTGGTGAAATTTCGGTAGTGGCGAATGTCGGGGTATTAACCACCGGCTTTGACTATCCGGAACTTGATACAGTCGTTATGGCACGTCCTACAATGTCACTTGCTATGTGGTATCAGATAGTTGGTCGTGCCATCCGCCCGCATCCTTCCAAAGAATGTAGCTGGATTGTGGATTTATGCGGTAATATCAAACGTTTCGGAGAGGTGTCGGACTTACGGTTGTTTGATAGCGGAAATGGGAAATGGGCAGTTTACTCGAAAGGAAGGCAATTAACAAACGTGAGATTCTAAAACTATGGACGAAGGATTTTTGAGGCTAAGCCGCAGGTTTTTCTCGAATGAAATGTGGAATGAAGCCCGTACTTTTAGCAGTTGTGAAGCGTGGTTAGACTTAATCCAGTCTGCACGATTTGAGGCAACGCCCCGAAAGGAGAGTATCGGAGGTCGAGAAATCTCTTATTCAAGAGGTCAATATCCTGCATCCATAAGATTTTTATCTCAACGCTGGAAATGGTCTGAAAAGAAAGTGCGTTCCTTTCTTGTACATCTTAAGAAAAAAGGTATGATAACTGTTGAGTGCAATCAGGGAATGAACCTTATAACCCTATGTAAATATGAAGAATATAATCCAATGGGCACAAGTAAGGGCACATGCAAGGGCACAGATATTGAAAAGAAAATCAAAGAATTACAGTCCGAATGGGCACAGTTAAGGGCACAACTTGGGGCACAGTCTGTGAACAACAATCTGCCGCAATCCGAACTTTTGCAAAAATCAGGGCACACGGAGGGCACAAATACAAAGAAAGAAGAAGAAAGAGAGTATATAGATATATCTTCCCAGCAAAAGAAAGAAAATACTCCTGACGGAGTATCAAAGAAAGACAAGCTTTCTTCGCCCTCTCTTTCTGAAAAGATTGATTACAGCGGATTGATGGAATACTATAATTCCACATTCAAAGATAGACTCCAGCAGATAAAATCAATGACCGATGTGAGAAAAAAGGCTGTAAAAGCCCGGATAGCCCAGTATGGAAAAGAGTCAGTGAGGACTGTTTTCAATCTCATTCTTCAATCCCCATTTCTGCTGGGAGCTAATGACCGCAATTGGAAATGTGACTTTGATTGGATTTTCAAACAAGCAAACTTTACTAAAATATTGGAAGGAAATTATAATGGGAAACGAACTGATACTGTCACCACAAGAAGAGAATCGGTTAGTCGTCTTAAAGACCTCGCCGGAGAAATATTGCGAAACTCTGCGCCCGAAAAAAGTTGAGGATGTATTTCTAAGCAATGAGCCGGCCATAGGGACTATAATCAGAAAACTCGGAGAGCCGCAGGCGAGAGCCATATTGGTAATTTTAATTGCTGACGCTTTGGCGTTCTTCAATGTGGTTAATACCATGTCTGACACACAGGTTGCAATGACCGTAGACTTAATCATTGAGGAATACCCTTACATGAAAACTGACGATTTCAAATTGTGTTTCAAAAATGCAATGAAAATGAAATATGGAGAAAGTTACAACCGCATAGACGGGCAAGTTATTATGGGCTGGTTACGTGAATACAACAAAGAACGTTGTGCTATTGCTGATAGCCAGTCATGGAATGAGCATAAATCACACATGGCTGATGAGCAAAGAACAACCAATGGGATGTTCTACGAAGAATATCGGGAGGAACTTAAAAAACGTGCACTGTCCGGTGACAAATCTGCCATCAACGCCTTGAGGATGTCGGATGAATTGATTGCTGAATTGAATAGAAAAAGATACGAGGGTCTGGAAAAGAAGCCAAGCGAGTTTTAATAGGGGTAAAACGTATGAAACTAACAATCTGTTGGATGGCAAAAGGTCGACAAAAGCGTTTCTATAACGATATATGCAGGAAATTCGGAATTTCACGGTATATGAGCATCAACCACGAAACGCCATGCGAAATTAAAGAAGAAGATTTGTTGCTTCTTCGTGAATGCGAAAAACGAGGGTTTATCCAAATAAGAAACAAACGGTAAATAATCATGGACATAGAGATTGAAAAGAAAATCGAACAATTGGAGTGGCAGCGCATGATTGATGAGCTTGCAACAGAGAGCAGAAACAAGAATATGAACAAGGCAGAACAGGCAAGGCAATGACTACCGACACGGCAAATCAGATAATCAGCAAATATGAGAGTCTTGTAGTTCTGTGCACCTACAACATATTGCTCACGAACGACATCTGTTGCGGGCAGGTTATCGAGTGTCTGCATGCGATGAAGAGAACGCCTTATTACAAACAGGCATTCAAGCAGTATTTGAATGATGCCGATAAGGCAAGAAAGGAATACGAGTGTACTGTAAATAGCGTTATCGGTTCAGACCGGAGCGAGTTTTTCGCCAACTGCAACGACAAGTACACGGAAGAAGTGAACAAGCACGTGGATATGCTGTATTGGCAGTTCAAGCAGGTTCTCGACGATAACGGCATATCCCATTCCGCAGAGATTGCAAGGTTCGAGCTTGCAAGGACATTGTGTGATTACGCCTGCATCCAGTTTGACGAAAGGATTAAAGAGCTTCGGAAGAAAGATGCACGGTTCAACGGGTTCACGTTGGAATATTTGAAGCTTTCAAATGTAGCAAGGGTGATGAACCTTGCTTCCGATAGTTTGAAAATCGGGAAAACGGTCAATATGAACACAGAGCGGTGTACAGCAGCGTTTGATGTGCTGGTAAGAAAGCTGTCGGATGCGGATAATATTGCCAACGCGATAAAAGTTTAGTGAAATGAAACCTATTTATAACCTTATAACCCTCCTCATGGACTGGCTTTCGGTAGAGGTCGGAGCGGATGAAGAGTGGTTCTGAATCAAGACATCATGGTGCAAGATGTGTGTTTCGGAAGACAATCGGGAACGGAATAAAAGGAAGAAATGAAAACAGTTAAACTTTCCAATTTAAAAGTCGGCGACCTTTTCATCCATAAAGGAACGGTGTACGAGATTATTACAAAGAGTAAGTGGACTTCCCAATGTAGGTATTTAAATGATAAATATCGCTTTGGTAGTTGGTGTCAATACTTGTATTGTGATTTTAGTAATTACACAAAAGTGGAAATTTAATATTAGCATGTGGTAAATATAAGAAAATTAAAAGTCATTGATTATGAAACAGACAGTAGAAGAAGCAGCAAGGGAAGCAATTCATAAGCATTATAATTGTAATGGAACCTATCCATGTTCAGAACGTGAATATTGCGAACATTGTAACGGTCATAATACAGCATTCGATTGTTGCGAATGTGGTGCAGATGAATTTAAAGAAGGATTTATTGCCGGTGCTGAATGGCGCATTAATAGCGTGTGGCACAAGACTAAAGATGAAGTGCCACAAGCTCATGGAGAATACAAAAATGAACATTATCCGCAGATACCATGCCTTGTATATGGGAAATTAAGCACTGGAACTGGTTACGGTGTCCGCTATTGGAATGTAACAGAGCAGTGCTGGGACGATGAAGAGTGCGATGATTACGAGTGCTCCAAAGATGCCATTGAAAAATGGGCGTATTTGGATGATTTAATACCTAATAAAAAGCAATGATTATGAAATCAAAATATGTATTATCAGTCGAACAGATGGAACATTTGCAGGAGCTTGGGTTGGATACAAGCGATGGAAGCATGTGTTTCGAGTGGAATGAATCAGATGCAGACAACATGGTTGTAACCTCTCCGGATGCCGATACGAATTACGACTATTATCATGAAACTTACACTTTGCAGGACATTCTCGATAAGCTGCCACATTATTTGAATCCATTTCCATCCAAACAAATATTGTTTGCATGGATGATTGAAAGAGATGCCATAGCATATCGAAATGTTGAAGATATAGATGATTGCCTCAAACATTTTACTGATGATTTATTAATTGATGCAGCCTATGAGATGTTGTGCTGGTGCATTGAAAATGGGCATATTAAAACTAATCAGTTATGAAAGCAAGAATAAAATCAACCGGAGAGATTGTAGAGGTTGAAGACTTATATGATGATGGGACTGCCTTAGTAAATGGTAGGTATTTCAAAGTGTCAGAACTCGACTTCTTTGATAACTTTGAAGCTATTGATTGGGAGCAAAGGCGTTATGAATTGGCAAAATCCGCTATACAAGGTTTAATATCAAATAGTTTTTGGATGAAAAATTTAGGAATGTTTTTGGATGAGCACCCTGATAGTAAGATAGATGTAATTGAAACAATATCTATTGAATCAATTAACTATGCTGATGCACTAATAAAGAAATTGAAAGGGAAATAACTATGACCGAAGAACTTGTAACATTAGAGACAGCGAAGCTGCTGAAAGAGAAAGGTTTCGTTTGGAAGTGTGAACACCTAATAGACCGCAATAAGGTTATTACAAAATATGACCTTCCGCAAAGTATGTCGTGTTGTACGGAAATAGATGACGAACCAGTTGAATTTTTGTGTCCAGTATTGTATATCGCCCAAAAGTGGCTGCGTGAAATAAGAGGTGTGTATGTATATGTAGAACCTGTTATTGGGAAAAGATGGAAGCTTTCTTTTTGTGATTTCAATGTTCCAACAGAAGAAAGCGACTGGATGGAGAACGAAATAAACAAAGGGAATGGCTATAAAGTATATGACACCTACGAGGAAGCACTGGAAGCCGGGATACAAGAAGCGTTAAAACTTATATGAGAAGATTTATATATATACTGGTTTCTATCATTATATCATATCTAATTTGTGTACATGAGTATAATACGTGGAATTTCATTGTTGGGTTAGAGCCTTCACAAGCTTGCGAAAGATTAGCCAAATACGCTTTTTATTTCGTGATATGGTATTGGGTTGCGAAAGCTGTTGATTTGTTTAATGATTAACGAATAAGAGTATATAACTATTATGAGCAAAGGAATTTACACAAAAGAAAATGTAGGTAATGGTGTATTCATCTTTACCGTCAATAAGAATTTTGTAGAACCTAAATTTTGGGGACTGCATGAAGAAAACGAACAGGCACAATGTGTAGTTATTATCCATGATGGCAATGCTTTATTCTTCTATCCGGAAGATATGGATAATGATACCCATATTCTTCTTGATTGGGAGAAAGAGCAAACAGGAAAGATATATCCAACCACAGAAGAAGGCATGAAGGATACCGATGGAATAGGCAATACCAAAGCATTGGCTGCATCCGGAAGCGAAATTGCTGAGAAAGTCATAGCATTGGACTTATGTGGATTAAGTTGGCGCATTCCTACACTACAAGAGAGTGTCTTAGGGTATGAACATAAGGTTATGCTGAATGCAGCCTTAGCTATCTGCGGAAAACAACCAGTGAAAGATGACTGGTATTGGTGTTCTACGAGAAAAGGAAACAAACGCAATTTTATTCTCAGTTGGGGCGACGGTTTTAGATACGACAACATTCAGGACAGTGACGATTGGGTTCGCCCCGTGTCCGCTGCCTCTCTTAATTCACTTTAACCTTATAAATGATTACAACTATGGCAAAAGTATTTATAACAAAGTATGCCTTAACAGAAGGTATTAAAGAGATAGAAACAGATATTATTAGAAGTAGATTTGAAGATAGAGAATATGTAAGGGATGGTTTATGTTCTTACTTCCGTATAGGGGAAAACGCATTCACCGATAAATCCGAAGCGTTGAAAAAGGCGGAAGAAATGAAGATTAGGAAAATCGCTTCTCTTCGTAAGCAGATGGAGAAACTTGAGAAATTATCTTTTAAAGTAGAGGAGAAACAGCAATGAAGAAGATAATGTTCAATGATAAATATAGCCTAACCCAGGCTGTATTGGATGGTCGGAAGACTATGACGAGAAGAATAATCAAATGTCCAAGAACTTTTAGGGGAGAATGGGTCGCAGGATTCAATATACACATACGCCATTCTGACAAAAAGATTGTTGATTGGCCTTGTATGTACGATGCTGATGAAAGAGAGTTTGATATGGGCGAGATATTGCCGAAATATGAACTTGGAGAAGTTGTTGCCATTGCGCAAAGCTATATGGATGTTGACCGATTTTATAGAAAAGGGAAAAATGCAGCTTACTTAGAATACTTGGATTCTATATTGCCTGAACTGAAATTATATCCCGGTTGGACTAATAAAATGTTTGTCCGCGCTGACCTCATGCCCCATCATATCCGCATTACCGACATCAAGATAGAACGGTTGCAGAACATATCCGATGAAGATTGCTTTAAGGAAGGAATTTTTAAATGGGATGCTGGACAAAAGGATATTCCTTTTTATTCATTCCATAATGCAGATATACCCGACTACAATGATCCTCGTGACGCATTCGCAGAACTGATAGATAAAGTCTCCGGCAAAGGGACGTGGGAGTCTAACCCTTATGTTTTCGTTTACGAATTTGAATTAGTTGATTAACCATGAATAGAAAAGAATACCAGGAACACTGCAAGCATTACAGCCCCTACAGTGGGCAGTGCTACAAAAAGTCGTTCATATCGAGTATGGCAAGTAATATGTATGTGAACATACTGTGTGACGGGAAATGCCCCCGTATGAGTAATTACGACAAGAGAAACGGAATATTAACTGATAAAGAAAGAACAGATGAATCTAAATGAACTGCGCGACCGCGCCTATAAAACCGCTTGCGACCATGGTTTCCACGATGAAGAATTGAGTAATGAACATTGTCTTTGCCTTGTAATATCCGAGCTTATGGAAGCTGTGGAAGCGGATAGGAAAGGACGATTTGCCAAAGTTCCGGTCGATAAAAAAGATACAATATTTGACGAACGGACTTTTCATTATCAAAATAAGTATTTTGCGGAAAACTTTGAAGCATATATCAAAGACTGTGTGGAAGACGAACTTGCCGATGCAGCTATACGCCTGCTTGATTTGTGCGGATTGCGTAAGATAGACATTGAGGACTTTACGGAAGAAATGTTGTACGGGGCAGAGGAAAGTTGCAATGATGAGACCTTTACAGAAAGTGTATACGCTATATCCACAATTCCCATCAGATATGAGTATGAATACGACTATCCATTAGGAGGGCAATTAAACAGCATGCTATTGGCTATTTTCGGGCTTGCTAAACATTTGGACATAGACCTTATATGGCATATCAATCAGAAGATGAGATACAATGACTTGAGAGAAAACAAACATGGAAAAAAGTATTAAACATTTCCCGTTACGTATAGACTGCCGTACAGTCATATATGTAACAAAAGATAAGCTTACCCCTGAATATGCAGAGAAGAAGCGAAAACTATTCAATTCTATTTCAGCGATTGAAAAGAAGGGTGGGGGATACCGGGTAACAGTTGATGTCGAAGAAGTAAGGGAACTTGTTGTCAGCGGTATGCGCCTGAAAGATATTGCAAAGAAATTGGGAGTGAGCAAAACCACTGTTGATAACTATATAAAGAAGTATGATTTGAGAAATGGAAAAAGATGAAACAGTTTGGACTGATGCGAAATGTGCAGCCCTTCGAGTTGAGTTCCTTACCAGTCGTGAGGAACTCTTTTTGTATGCAAAAGCCATCTATTCCGCTATGATATGGGGTAGGGAGGTGAACGAGCAAAATCAGATTATTCAGGAAAAGAATAACTCTGTAAAATAAAAAAAGGAGAACTAAGCGCACGACCACTCAATCCTCCCTCACACGATTATGATGCAAATATACTATTTACTTTTAAAATAATCGTGTTATGGAGCTGGATTTTAATAAAATCATTCGTCTTAAAAAGATTCGTATCGAGAAATCAGAACTTTCAGAGGAAGAAAATACCTTGACTGCCCCGGTTCTGAAAGACAAGTGTCTTATCCATGAAATCTATAAAATATTCGTTGAGTTACTGAATGAGAGAGGATGTCCGCCGAATATTGACAGTGTGACCCAGCGGAAAAAATTTATCTTCATCATCTTGTACTTGTTTTCTCCAAGCTCGCTTGCCGGTGGAAAAATGACAGCAGGGGTACGTGAAGAGATGTCAAGGGTGCTTAGGGTTCAGTCCAAGAGCACAATTTCCGACAACTGCGCTGATGTCGTATTTCTGTATCAGAATTATGGGGATTTCAGCGGGGATATAGAGTATCTTTACACAGAAATCGTAAATCGGTTAAGAATCAAAGGGCTAATCAATTCATGAGCCGGAGTTTAGTGTTCCGGCTTATTAATTCTTTAATTGATATTTGCCATGAAATAATATTTCAATAATTGGTTTATTTGTCAACTCTCCACTCCAATATTTTGTTGCAGATTGAATAATATCTTTGGAAGTAAATGTCTCTATTTCCAGTTGTTCGAGCCAATTCATATCTCCTTTAAAAGAGGCGTATTCTTCTATTATATCTATATTATAGATTTGAGCAAATGAAATTCCTTGCGTCTTGATATAATATTGACAATCATTTGTGTTTGTAAAAAAATATGCAGAATTTAGTCTTCCGGTACGGATTGATTTTCCTTGTTGGTTTAGATATAATCTTATAGCCTCATAACAATAAGGATAAATACAGCTCAAATGTAAAGGATTCCATGCATTAAAATGAAAATGTAGTTTTTTTTGTTGATAGTGTTTACTAAATACAGCCAATATACTTTTGATAATAATTGATGGTATGTGTGTGCCATTGTATGAAAAACAGTCATTTTTTATGTCTTGTTCATAAAGGGTGTAGCAATTTATTACAGTATTTGCCATAGCAAAAGTGCTTGCAATTGAAAGATTAGTTGCAGATGATGTATCTGTAATAACTTGCATTATGGGCAAAAAAATGTTATAGTATTCGGGATGATTTTCATTAAAAATGTTAGTGTCAACTATTGAGCCATTCAAGTTAGGTACGTCAACTCTATATAGGTGGTTGGTGTTCATATCTATTCTCCTTTCTCTATTTTAATCTTCTTCCCACAGTGAGGGCAAATAATAGCGTTTTCTTCTTTATCCTCATTCAGTAAGTCAATTATTCCTACATCCAATGCCTTTGCTATTTCACCTAACTTCCCAATAGTAGGGTTACCGGACACGGCGGCATACAGGGCTTGATATGTCACTCCCATTCTTTTAGCAAGGTCTTGCATTGTAATTCCTTGACTTTTGCAGATTTCTTGTACTCTTAACATGATATTCAAATTATAATTTGATGCAAAGATAGGAATAGTTTTCAAATTATACATAGAATATATAAAGAATAGTATCAAAAAATAATTTGAAAAATTTTCTATCAAAATTTGTTTTATTCAAAATAAAATTTGATATTTGCATCATGATAATAAAAACATAGTTTGAATAACAATTAAAAGATATACGATTATGGCAGCATCAGTAATTAAACAAAGAACAATAGAGAAGTTCATCATGTCAGAGTTTGTACAAGGCAATTTGAACACAAAAGAACAAGTAAGCTGTATGCTCATTTTAATTCAAAAGAAGCTGGGTATGTCAGTAGAGCAAGCAAGCGACTTTATGAGAAACGCAATTGGTATTAACGCTTAAATATATGATTATGGCAACAAAGAAAATTGATGAGAAGAAAACATTGAAGTATGCGGTAGCATTCTATTTTTGCACATCAGGCAAGATAAACTTCATGTTAGGCAATAAGATGTATCAACACGTAAACACTGTTTATGACCAAAGAGAAGATGGCAGAGGTTTCAATACTTGCGAGGTTGTTTACAACTATAAGGCTCAAAAGTATGAAGTTCTGAACGTAGATACAGAGATAGGTAACAAAGAGATTCAAATATTATAAGTTTAACCAGCAAGGCGAAAGCCCTGCGTAATATAGAAGATTATGAATACAAAAGAAATAGAAATTGGTTTGAAATACAGAATTTCAGGTGATTTAGCTAATGGTCACTATGCAGATGGCACCCTACGTATATCGCACGATGATGTAGTAAGAGTAATCAAACGAATTACAGATACACATGTGATTTTAGAGTGTGGACGTATGTTTATCATTAACGACAATCTCAAAATCGAGAAGTTCTAAGTTTTAATCCGGTAGCCTTCGGGCTACCACAATACACACGATTATGAAAGCGGATTTAGTTTTAGTTATTAGCCCCGAAGCCCCACTGATGAAACAACTGGGCAAGGTATTGGGTAAGTTATGTAGTATGTGCGATTTTACCACCATAGAAAGGGGTGAAAAGTACATCACCATACAACATGATGAAACTGGGCTTGTAGTGGCTTATACAAGTGAAGAAAGATTGAATGTGAAACATTAAATATTGATTATTATGGGTGAAATAGCAGATAGTTTAATTAGTGGTGAATTTGATTGCATCACAGGTGAATATTTAGGCGAAGCGGTCGGTTATCCGAGAACGCACGCTTATAACAGACGTGAAAATGTGTCGCCAGTTGAAAAGAAGCCTACCAGCAAGGCGAATGTCTGTATAACTAACATGTGCAAAGACAGAGGATTTAGTAACCGTGCAAAAATTGAGCTTGTAGCCAAATTCTTGTATAGCAAAGGTTACAAACAATTGCCTAACCTATCCCATCAGTATAAAATCATTCACAGCCAGTACAAGAATGATTTTAAAAAGTTTTTGGTTGAACAAGTAAAACAAAGAAAGGATGAATAATATATTCACAATATGCTATTCAGAAGAAGAAGCAAATGAAATAGGCCACTTCATTTTAAGTAGAGGATACGAGGGTGTTCAAAATGATAGCTATAGATATTGTCGTGAAGCGATTTGGTGGGCTTTCAAAGAAGCTAAAAGGCATCATTCAAATTACATCTGCGTTGGCGTTGCAGGTTGCCAAATGACTGTATCAAAATCAAAGCGAGGTCTTAGGCGAAATGGTCTTAAATACATAGAGAAAAGGCGAATGTTTTACAAATTACTAAGTAAGTATTGATAAATGATTATGAACTCAATTAACGACGAAAGAGGTTGTAGCGTATGCCAGCCCGGTAAAGAGAACTATTGCACTTACACTACCAAATTGAAAGGTAAGAGAGTAAGAATGTACCAATATGACTATCGTACTGAAAGTGGCGAACTGTTTGCTTGTTGTGCGCCTACCTTAGAGGCATGCAGAGAAAGACGGGACAAATGGCTTAGTTCACGACAATAAGCCGATTGTCGTGTATAACGATTGAAGATATTTCGTTATCTTTGATTGTGGTAGTACCTTTGGGGTACTATCGCGGGGTGTAGCAGTGGTAGCTTTTCACTTTGACTTGGTGAAGGTCGGTTGTTCGATTCAGCCCCCCGCAACTATTGAGTATTAATTTAAATTTGACACGATTATGAACATTCTTACATTAAGCATCAAACAGAAGTATTTCGATGAAATCTTGGCAGGCAAGAAAACCCACGAATACCGTGAAATCAGACCAACCAACGCTAAGAAATATATCACTTACCTATGTGGCGGTAAAGAATATCCGGCTGATGCAGAACTGCCTGAAGAGGGTGAAATAGAATTAAAGCCTATCAAGTACGATGCAATCAAGCTTCTGACAGGTGCATATACAGGTAAACGTCCTTATATTATCGTTGAAGTGAAAGCAGCAGAAGCTGTTATTCTCACAGATGAAAACGGTAATGATATTGTTTACGAACATCAAGGCGAAGAATATCTTGCTGCACAAATGGATTATACTTTGGGCAAGATATTAGAAAAACATATAGATTGATTTGTTTAACTTTTAAAATTAGAAAGCAGAGTCGCAAGAAGAATTAACAGAGTAGCCGGGCCTCGCAGAAATATGAACGGTGCCGGGGCTGGTGGTAGATTGGTTGCCAGACGTGGCGGTGAAGCTGGTACATCACAGTTGGGGTCACGCAGACAGCGTTATAGTGACCTTCGTACTTCATTTGGTTTAAGTGGTGGTTAGCTATGAACAAGGTAGAACAAGCGAGCCGTTATATAGACCTCATTCGGGTAAAATCGAATGAGGCTTTACTGTTTTTATCACTTGGTAAGGATTCGCTTGTTCTGCTTGATTTAGTCTATCCAAAGTTTGACCGGATTGTTTGCGTGTTCATGTACTTTGTCAAGAATTTGGAGCATATTAACCGTTGGATAAACTGGACTAAAGCCAAATATCCGAAGATAGAGTTTGTTCAAGTACCACATTGGAACCTCACTTATATTCTCCGTGGCGGTATGTATTGTGTGCCAAATCCGAAAGTAAAGCTATTGAAGTTGGCAGATGTGGTAAAGGCTATGCAGCTTACTCATGGAGTTTATTATACATTCTTAGGCATGAAAAAAGCTGATGGTATGAATCGTAGGCTTATGTTGAAAGGGTATGAGGTAAACGGTTACGAGAATAACGGTATGGTTTATCCTTTGGCTGATTGGACACAAAAGGATATTCTTGCTTATATGAGGCAGCACAATTTACCCGAACCAGTTCGATATTCATTGAAAGCCAGTTCGGGAGTAGGTTTCAATCTTGATTGTATGCTTTGGATGGAGAAGAATTACCCGCAGGATTTACAGAGAATTTACAAAGTTTTCCCAATGGCTGAAAGAGTGCTTTGGGAGTATCATAATCAACAAAATTAATAGGAGGAATGCCGAGTTAGAAGAAAATCTATTGCACAAATATTTTCACAAAGGGATAGAATATTGGATTCTATAGGAAGAATGGCAACCAATGAACGTGCTCAGAATAGAATATATAGAGTGCGTGGAGCGGCTACAAGATATTCTAAAAATATTGAAAAAATAACTGGAAATGTTCCCGGAATAGCCTTTAAACGATTTACGAATAGGCAATACATGGGTCTAAGCAACGGCTAATATGGAATTATCAAAATACATAAAGAGTGAATCGGTGGAACTTAATCGTTCTGCCATTCACTTTGCGGATTATAATCCCCGAAAACTATTTGATGAATCACGTAAGACACTGAAACGTGGCATCAAGAAATTCGGATTGGTAGGTGGAATAGTTGTGAATAAGCGTACCGGGCTTACCGTAGTCAGCGGGCACCAGCGTTTATCTGTCATGGACGAATTGCAAAAGTTTCCCGATAACGACTACCGTATTCGTGTCGATGTCATAGACGTGGACGAGCAGCAGGAAAAGGAGTTAAACATTCTAATGAACAACCCTAATGCACAAGGTACATGGGATTTTGACGCTCTTGCCCGTATTGTTCCTGATATTGACTGGAAAGATGCAGGTCTGACCGATGCAGACTTGAATATGATTGGTGTCGACTATCTTTTGCAGACCGAAGAGGAAAACTCTATTGCGGATGCTTTGTCTGATATGATGGTCCCAGTTTCCGAACAGAAAGAAGCCGATAAAGCCGCCAAGCAGTTGGAACGTGCCGAAAAGGTTGCCCACATGAAAGAGGTCAAGCATCAGGTGAAAGAAAACGCACAGAAGCAAGCCGAGAACATGGATGCCTATGTGGTGTTGTCCTTTGATACCTATGAAGCTAAAGCCGCATTCTGCGAAAGGTTCGGTTATGACCCTGATATGAAGTTTATCAAGGGAGAAGTATTTGATGAGCAAATTGAAAGAATTGATTAATTTTTAGGGAGGAAAGCCGAGTTAGAAGAAGACAAAGAAGTTATATGGATATTGTAAGGAATGCGAATCGCCTTACAAGAACTTACGGACAAAATAATCGTGATAGAATTATGAGAGCTGCAAAAAGTGTAGAACGTAATCTTTCACGAAATTTAAAAATTCCACAAGTCGCATTGTCCCTTTTTATAAATAGAAACAAAGTAGGTATAACAACGAGACTTGCCAACGCAAACGGATAATATAAATGTCAAAGAGTGAATCTCAAAATAGAAAAGGTAAAGGAGGAAGAAAGCCTAAGTTTGATTATACAAGCGAAGACTTTCTTTCTCTCGTGGAATCGTATGCCAAAAAAGGATTCACTGATAAGGAAATAGCCCACGCTATCGGATTGTCACCGCAAAAGTTTAGCGAGAAGAAAAGTACATACAGTGAATTAAGTGATGTCCTTTCGCGTGCGCGTTGCACGATAAATTCTCTTGTACGTGCTAAATTTCTTGCAATGGCTCTTGGTGGCATAAAAACTAAGAATACCACAGTTCGTAAGTTGCGGGATAGAGATGGCAATCTGACAGGCGAAGAAGAAGTGCAAGTTGTAGAAGGTGAGCTAGCTCCCAATTTAAGTGCTCAAATGACTTGGTTGTATCATTACGATGAAGACTGGAGAAAAGTTGAACGCAAGCAAGATGAAGATGCCGACATCCCTACAGATATTGACCACGGTATCACTATTGATTCTTGGATTAAAGACAAGCTGAAATGATAGTACCCCAAGAAATATATCATCCATTATACACCGATACGGAAAAGTTCATTATTCTCATTACAGGTGGTCGTGGCTCCGGCAAGTCTTTCAATGCTTCTACATTCATCGAGCGTCTTACTTTTGAAATGACTCCTGTAGAGAAGATAGTCCATCAGATCCTTTATACTCGCTATACGATGGTTTCCGCTGGTGTGTCCATTATTCCGGAAATGATGGAGAAGATAGATTTGGACGGAACAACTAAGTATTTCAAGACTACCAAGACGGATATAGTCAATAAGATGACTAAGAGCCGTATCATGTTTCGGGGCATCAAGACTTCTTCCGGTAATCAGACGGCAAAACTAAAATCTATTCAAGGCATTACGACTTTCGTCTGCGATGAAGCGGAAGAATGGACGAATGAAGAAGAGTTCGACAAGATAATGCTCTCTATCCGTAAGAAGGGTATTCAGAACCGGATTATCATCATTATGAACCCGTGCGATTCCAATCACTTCATCTACAAGAAATACATTGAGAAAACTCACAAGCTGGTAGAGATTGACGGTGTGCAGGTTCAGATTTCCACTCATCCGAATGTGCTCCATATCCACACTACGTATTTTGATAACTTGGATAACCTTTCTCCTGAGTTCCTGAAAGAGGTGGAAGATATGAAGGTGAGTAATCCTGAAAAGTATGCTCATGTGGTTATCGGCCGGTGGGCTGACGTTGCAGAAGGTGCTGTGTTCAAGAAGTGGGGAATTGTTGACGAGTTCCCGATGTGGTGTAAGAGGGTCGGAATTGGGCTGGATTTTGGTTATACTAACGACCCTACAGCAGCTATCCGATGTGGAATCATAGACAATGCGCTATATTTGGACGAAGTGGATTACCGTACAGGTTTACTATCTGGGGATATAATTAAGACTCTCCGTCCGTGGAATCTAAAGGTGATAGCTGACAGTGCAGACCCACGACTTATTCAGGAAATCCATAACGGAGGTATCAAGATTTACCCGGTAGAGAAAGGGCAAGGCTCTATCAATGCCGGTATTGACAAGATGCAGGGAATGGATATTTACATAACCAAGCGTTCTTATAACCTTCAAAGGGAGTACAGAAATTATGTCTGGGCAAAGGATAAGGACGGGAACTATATCAACGAACCGGAAGACCATGACAATCACGGAATAGATGCTGTACGTTACTATGTATTGGGTGAGCTTCTTGGTAAGATTCAGAAGCCGAAAGATTTAACAGGAATATTCACACATTAAAAATATAAACTATGCCATTGAATTTAGAAGAAATATTAGCATTGCCCGATATCGGGCAGAAGATAAACTACCTGAAGAAAGGTAGGAAGACTGAACTTCCCGACTGTTGTAAACTTTGGGACAATTGGAATCCGGAACGCCATGAAATCATGGTTGATAAAGAGAAATACCCAGATAGAAAAGTTCTTGAGAAGGAAGCCGAAAAGGTTTTCGATGAAAAGACCGGCAAGACTTATGAAATTGAAGCGCAGTACAAGACCGAACCGGTAAACCGTATCTCTATTCCTTTGGAACAAGATATAGTGAATATTCAAACTGCTTTCACGGTCGGCACAGAACCGTCTATGGATTGCACTCCGACTGATGATGATGAAAAGAAGCTGCTGGATGCGGTAAAGGCTGTATTTAAATCCAACAAAATCAAATATCAAAACAAGAAGATTGTCCGTGCCTGGCTCTCCGAACAGGAAGCGGCAGAATATTGGTATGTTACTGATGATGATTCATTTTGGGCGAGGTTCTGGAAGAAAATAAAGACTTCCTTCGGGGGGAAGGTCAAGCCCACCAAGAAACTGAAAAGCGTGTTATGGTCTCCATTCAGAGGTGATAAGCTATACCCGTTCTTTAACGACGAAGGTAAAATGATTGCTTTCTCACGTGAGTATAAAAAGAAGCTCATGGATGATTCGGAGGTCATCTGCTTTATGACTATCACGGACAAAATGGTTTATCAATGGGATTTGTCTAAAGGATATGAAGAAAGAACTCCTTTTGCTCATGGATTCCCAAAACTACCGGTTCTCTATGCTTATCGTCCTGAACCTTATTGCAAGAAGATAAAGACCTTCCGGGTCCGGTTGGAGAAACTATTATCCAATTATGCTGATTGTATCGACTATCATTTTTTCCCCATTTTGGAATTAATTGGTGAAGTGATAGGGTTCACTGGTAAGACAAAGGATAGAATGGTAAAACTGGAAGGAGAGGGGGCTGGTGCACGATATTTAACATGGAACCAAGTTCCGGATACGGTACGTTTTGAAGCAGAAACACTCACCAATATGGCTTATGATATGTCAAACACTCCAAGAATATCCTTTGAGACGTTGAAGGGGGTAGGCAAAGCATCAGGGACCGCTTTCCGCTTTATGTTCATGGGCGCACATATGGCGGTAGAAAATCACGGTGAGGTTATCGGTGAGTTCTTGCAGCGGAGAGTAAATTTTATTGTTTCCGCTTTAGGCTCTATCAATCCAACCGAGTTTAGCAAGGCATCGCAAACCATTGACATAGAAACAGAACTGGTTCCATATATGATTGATGATTTGAACGATAAGGTTACTACGGCTGTCTCCGCTGTTAGTGGTGGTGTATGGTCAAGACGTGAGGGCATTATGTTTGCTGGGAACGCTGATAGGGTAGAAGAGGAGCTTGCAGAAATCAAGGAGGAACAAGCGGCAAAGAATAACAATGCAGCGTCTCCTAACTCCAAAGGATAATTCATTACTTCATGTTCTTATCGTACTATTGAGCGGAGCTAATTTAGTTCCGCTTTTTTATTGCTAAATTCTATATTGTAGAATATAATCTTTGGAAAAATTTTATAATTCAAAATTAATTCATATTTTTGCATCAAACAAAAGAGGTATGAGGATTGTATCACATAAGAAATTGAAAGAGTTCTACGAGACGAAAGGCTATGAAGATTCACGCATAGCCTTAGAACGTTGGTATGATATAGCGGAAAAAGCTGAATGGAAGAACCTATCAGACATTAAAGTGGATTTTCTTTCTGCTGACTATGTAGGCAACCAACACTACGTTTTCAATATCAGAGGCAACAACTATCGGTTGGTTGTCGTTGTTAAGTTTACAATTGGGTACGTCTTCATTCGCTGGGTTGGTACTCATAAAGATTACGATAAGATAGATTGTTCAACCATTTAAGAGATAGAAGTATGAATAAAGTAACGAAAGAACAGTATGAATTTGCTTTGGCGAGAGTGGAGGAACTTCTGCTATTGGTTGATGACAATACGCCTTCAAATGATAAGAATGCGGTGGAGCTTACAGTTATGTCCGATATTGTGATAGCATACGAAAAAGAACATTATCCGATAGAAAAACCGACTGTTGCGGAATTGATAGAGCTATCCCTTGAAGAGAAAGGGATGAGTCAAAAGCAACTTGCTGGTGAGATTGGAATAAGTCCATCGCGTGTGAATGACTATATTTCTGGACGTTCGGAACCGACCCTCAAAATTGCGAGGTTGCTATGTCGAGTTTTGAATATTCCTCCTGCTGCAATGTTGGGTTTCTGATTAGTTCATAAGAAGAATATTTAGGCGTGATTCCATTCGGTTTCACGCCTTTTTTATATCATTTTACGACAATCGTTTCATTGTCGTGTATCACCTATCTGATAATTTTTCACCTTCTTTATAAATAACGAAATTTACCGTAGAAATTTATAAATCAAATTCATACGGTATGACAATCTTAGAACAAATCTTGGCAGGGCTACAACAGAAATTCGCTGGGGTGGACACTGCTATCTTAACCCGAATCGCTACTAAAAAGGCAGAGGGTGTAACGGACGAGACAAAGGTAAACTCCATTGTTGAGGGTATCAGTTTTTCGGACGTGCTTAACTCCTATGGTGATTTCCGTGCCGGGGATGCTTCAAAAACGGCAGTGACTAACTACGAGAAGAGGCATAACCTTAAAGACGGTAAGCCAATCGAGACTACCACTACTACCAAAACGGAAGAGAATAAAGACGATGTGCCTGCATGGGCGCAAGCTTTAATTGACTCCAACAAGAACCTTTCTGATAAGCTAACACAGTTTGAAGCAGAAAAGGCTCAAGCAACACGTAGCCAGCAGATTTTGGCAAAGGCAAAGGAGTATGGTATTCCCGAAAACTACGCCAAACGATGCGCCATTAAGGACGATGAGGACTTGGACGCATACTTCAAGGACTTGAAGCAGGAGTTTGCGAATGATGGCTTTAAGGGTGTAGTTCCTCCAGATACAGCAAAAAAAGAACTGGAGAATGAGACTCAGGCGTTTGCGAAAATGATTGCAGACGACACTAAAGAAATTGTAGAACAACAAAAACAGTGATTTTATGGCAGCAGGATTTAAGTATAATCTTGAACCGGAAGTTGAGCAGGAAGAACGCTACGACGTAGAAACCGGACGCAGACGCAGAGGCCCGTACAAGTTGGACACAACCAACCTCGTTGTCGGCTCGTACTTGCCCTCATTCACACCGATTGCAGCTGACTTGGTGAAGAAAACATCCCAAGTGGCTATCCGTGTGGAAGTATATGAAAAGTTTACAACAGGTTCCAATACCACATTGAAAATCAAAAAGAACTCTTTGGCTTACAAGGGTATGCACTTGGGTAACGGCGCACATGGAGCGACAATTAATGCTATCGACAAGTCTGACAAGGCTTTCGATAAATTGACATTGGCGGCAGACTTCGGGGAGGATTTGGAAGCTGGAACAGTTCTTTATGAAGCAACGGCAGCAGACGGAACTACTCCGAAGGTTATTGCAAACTCAGCCCTGTATGAAAGGAAACAGGTAGAGGACGGTATCGTGTTGGTAGCTCTTCTGATGCGCGCGTTTGAAATTGAACCTACCAAGCTGGCAATGCCTTTCGCTGATATTGACAAGGCTAATATGCCGCATTTCCAGTTTAATGCTCCAGATGTTAGACAAGAAAAAGAAACCGTATCTATTCCAAAGGCTTCTTCCAGCCAGGATGGCTTGATGAGTAAGGAAGATAAAGCTAAATTGGATGGGGTTGCAGCACAAGCTAACAAGTATACTTTAACAGCAGCTACGACTTCTGCTCTTGGAGGTGTAAAGCAGGCAGCCAAAGTGAATGATGCATCTGGTACGGTGTCGGTAGAAAACTTTAACGGATTATTGACAGCGTTGAAAAACGCAGGTATAATGGCAAAATAAAGAAAGGAGGACGAATATATGATGCTAACTATTCATACATTGTTTAATGACCCGAACATTGTAAATGCAGTGATTCAGCGTGTCCTCAAGACAAGAAAGGACACAATTTATTGGCAGCAGTATTTGGGCTTCCGTAGGACTACTACTCGTGTATTTAAAGACTACATCGGTCAGGTTACTGGCGTGATGGCTGGTTCCATCAACTCCCGTTATGGCGAAAAGCCTATCCGTGAACGCAGGAATATCGGTTCCGGATATGGTGAGATTGCCTATTTGGGTGACCGCTATCAAATCTCAATCGACCGTTTGTCTGACTTGCAGGACTTGATAGATAAGTATAATGCCGCCAAACCGGAAGACCAGAAAGCAGCCATGCGTGACATCGTGGACTTCATCTATGACGATTACCGTCAGGTATTGCTGGCACCGCACAAGCGTATGGACATTATCGTAGGCTCTCTGTTGATGACTGGAGCAGCAAGCGTGAAGAACAAGGACGACAATGCCGGAGGAATTGACTTATTGAACATCGACTTGCCGTTCAAGTTTATCAAGCCGGACACAGAGGATAAAGACTATTTCGTCACTTACTTGCAGCAGAAACTGAATGAGCTGAAATCTATTTACGGCACATTCCCCAAGATGATTATGAGCCGTGGCACATTCGTCAAGAACATCATCGGGTCAAGCGAGTTCGGTGATAAGTTCAAGATGCAGCTTACAGGCAACGAGATGTATATGTCCACCGGGATTATCACTTCGCAACTGGCTTCTGCTATTTTTACGGGTATCGGACTTCCGGCTATTGAAATCAAGGAAGATTATGTGGTAGACCAAACAGGTAAGAATATCCCCATTTATGCAGATGGTCGTATTTCCCTGCTTCCGCAGGATAAAATCGGTTATATGCGCTTCCACACTCCTTATGAAGCTGTGGATGGTGTACCGGGACGTAATTACACTCAGGCAGATGGCGATATGCTGATTTCAGGTTACAAGAACGGCAATGGTCGCTATTTGGAATACACAGCCGAATGGATTCCGCAGATTGCGAACCCGAACCTGATTGTGAACTTCGATTTGAGTGAGATGAACGCATGACAGTAAACGATTATATATTGCAGAAGTTTCAGACCTTCGGCGTTAACTTGTCGGAGGCTGACCTTTTCGATATATGTCTGAACGCAAAGATAAGCGGAGGGAGTGAGATGAACGAGGATTGCCAAACACGGGTGTCGGTGGCAATTGCGAAGTTCATCCCCTCTCTATTGCTTCGTGCCACTTCCATCAGCGAAAGCGGTTTTTCTATGTCTTGGAACATTCAAGGCATTAAGGATTACTATTCATTTCTGTGTAAACAGTACGGTTTGAAAGACGAACTGGGTAACAAACCTAAAGTGACTTTCTTATGATATTCGCTCCACACATATTGCAGGTAAAAGTTATCACCCCGATGGATAAGGATGAGTTTGGCAGACCTATTCCCGGAACAGGTGGTGAATACTGGCAGGAGGTATGCAAGTGCCGTTGTGATGATAACACTACCAAAGAGTTTTCATCTGATAACGGCTCTGTGTATCGTCCGAATTATCATGTAGTATGTGAGAAAAGAATTACTGTCAAGGCTGGCGATGAAGTACGTTGCATGGATGGTGATGGCGTAAGAGGTCAAGGCGAAGTCTACACGGTAAAGAGTACAAACTACTTTAACTACTCGGAATTATGGATGTAGATTTCGATTTCTCAGATGTCGACTCCTTTTTCGATGAAGGAGAATGGGAGGTCGAAAAGAAGATGATTGATGTAGGCGATGAAGCCGTGAAGTGCGCAGAGGAACATGGGGATTATCAAGACCATACACTCACTTTGAGAACGTCCAATGATTACGATGTCGATAAAGATGGTTTGACACTGAAAAACGAAGCGGAATACGCATCATTCGTAGAATCTAAGGGATTTGATGTTTTAAGTAGTGCCGCTTTATATGCGGAGAAACGATTAAAAGAAGAATTTGAATGATAGTAACCACCGACATAGGAAACATTCTCTATCGGGACTGCAAGGCTTTCGGAATAGATATAGTGCCTGATGGTGAAACGCTGACGGGTGAATTGAAGTCCGAAAGAATCGTTATCCACACGAAGAAACAACAGCCGGGAAAGTATTGGAAGAAATCTTTCGCAGAAGTGAATCTATGTGTACCCAATTTAAGCGAGAATGAAGCGAACACAATCCGGCTTAACGAACTTGAAAGAAAGGCTGGCAAGTTGCTTGATGATGTAGTAAGCACCTATGATGGTACAACCTATCGTTACTCTATCGAATCAATTGGCACGGAAGCGGATACAGCTTTGAAATGTCATTATGTGAATGTAAGAATTTTATTTGAAGTAATAAATGTAAAACTATAAGATTATGATTTCAGCAGTAGGAATAAAAAGAATCTTGTTTGCCGACATTGATAAGGTAACGGCAGACATTACCCCCGAAATCGCAAAGACTTTGATTCAAGCCGCTATCAAAGCAAAAAATGAAGTAAAGAATGTGCATGGTGAAACATGGACTATTGATGAAACGGAAGCATCTGTTACAGGTTACAAGAACCAGTTAACCGGCCAGACTTACCGTTATGATACGACTCCCGGCGAAGTTAGTCCGTCTTTCTCTATCGGTCAGTATGACTATAAAACAAAAGCTGAATTAATGGGTGGTGAAGCGATTAAGAAAGGCGGTGAAGGTCCGGATAAGGACAACCTTGTTGGCTGGAGACGTGCGGCTGGTAAGGTTGTTATCAATAAGGCTCTTTTCTGCCTTACCGACGATGACGTTTGGTTTATTTTCCCGAACTGTCAGATTGTATCCCGTGAAGCTAATACAGACAAAGCGATTGCTATAGCAGTCAAAGGACTGGTGCAAGAACCGGAAGTTGAAGGTGTTTCTTCTGAATACAATTTCGATGAAGCAGAAGTAAAGGCGTTAATCCCTGACGCATAAGGTAAAAAGATGGAATGATAGAGGGGCGGATATTCTGTCCCTCTTAAAATTAAAAGCATGAATAAAGGTGCACAATTTGTTTCGGCTTCGATAATCGGAGCAGATTTCGTGAATGTGACGATAAACGGTAAATACTACACTGTTTTTCCGCCTACAGTACATAAACTGGCCGGAGCGGGGATGTTCCTTTCTGATTTTGGTGATGAACAAACAGTACGTGATGTGATTAGTAGTGTCAATGACTCCGAAAAACTTGCACATGCCTTTTCGTGGCTTGTACAAGGAAATGACGAATTATTCGATGAGTTGTCTCATGGTACATTTGATGAACTTGTTGATGCTATTGATACGGCTTACTCTCTTATCTCTGTTGAAAATTTTACCAGGCTATCAACTTTGGCGAAGAACGTAGCAAGTTTGATAGCAAAACAGAGGTAATCGGAAACGATTGTCTGCTCGGACAGATTGCAACGTTCATGGAAAATCTGCATCTGTCGTATCGGGAAGTGGTTTATGACATACCATATAGAAACTTAATTATCATGCAGAAAGATAAGTTGCATGTCTGTTATGGTGAAAAAGTGAATAGAATCAGTGGTAAAGAATTAGCAAACAGAAGAAGAAAAAGAAAATAATATATGCCGAAACTTGTATTCAAAATAGCAAGCGACTGGGAAGAAGTAGTCAGACTCCGTAATGAGATTGCGAAGTTAAAGCAGGAATTGAAAGGCATGGATAGCACACAATCTCCTGCCGCTTTTAAAGCCCTTAATACCCAATTATTCACTTCTACGCAACGAATGAATGAATTGGTAACCGATGCAGCCAAAGCCGGTGCGGTTATAGAAGGCGACTTCAAAAAGAAAATCTTCGATGCTTCTCAGGTAGTGAATGGATTCACAGAGAAGATTCTTGCTCAAAAAGCGGTAGTTAAGGATATTGAAGCGGATGTAAAACGTCTTGGAGATGCTTATCGTATAGCATTGAAAAGGAATCCGTTATCAGCAAGTAGTAAGTTGGAAGAATACAATGCTGCCCGCAAAGCTCTTGATGAAGAAAAGGCAGCTTTATTTGGATTAACCCAACAACAAGCCGAAGCGCGTCTTTCCGTAAAGAAACTTCGGGATGAATACGCCCTTTACAATGATAATGCTAAGGAAATCGTAGAGAGTAACAACGGTATCGCTATTTCTTGGAAGAAAGCATTGGCGGTTATTGGTGGTGCCGGCGTTCTAAAAGCGTTAGGTTCTGAAATCATTCGTGTGCGTGGTGAGTTCCAAGCGGCCAATACTGCCATTCAAACATTGTTAGGTAACAAGGAGAGAGCTGATGCACTCATGGCTCAAGTACGTGAGTATGCAAAGGTTTCACCTTTGGAATTCTCCGATGTTACTACTGCTACACAAATGATGCTTGGGTTTAATATTGAAGCAGAAAAAGTTCCCCGTTTCCTTTCTGCTATTGGTGATGTGTCTATGGGGAATACGCAGAAGTTTAATTCTCTGACTTTGGCTTTTTCCCAGATGTCTGCTGCTGGCAAGTTAATGGGGCAAGACCTCAACCAGATGATTAATGCTGGTTTTAATCCCTTGCAAACCATGTCAGAGAAGACGGGCAAGTCTATTGCTACTCTCAAAGATGAAATGTCAAAGGGCGCTGTTTCCGCTGAGATGGTACAGCAGGCATTTATTGATGCTACCTCTGCAGGTGGTAGGTTCTATAATATGTCAGAGAATGCTTCCAAGGAGATAAATGGTCAACTATCTATGATGTACGATGCATTGGATAGCGTTTTCAATGATTTGGGTCAGAAATCGGGAGGTGTTATCATGGGCGGTATTCAAATGACAACTTCGTTGATTCAGAATTATGAAACAGTAGGTAGAATCTTGGCTGGATTAGTGGTTACTTATGGTACATACCGGACCGCAGTGATGCTTGTTACTGCTGCCGAAAGTAAACATACTCTTGTGGAGATTGGACTTACCAATGCCCGTTTATTGGCACGAAAAGCGCAGTTAGCTTTAAATGCTGCTATGCTTACTAATCCTTATGTAGCATTGGCTACGGTGGTTGTTGGATTAACAGCTACTATGTGGGCATTCAGAGATTCTACAACCGCTGCTGAAAAAGGAACAAGGAGGTATAATGAAGAACAAGAAAAAGCGACCAAACTTGATAGAGAACGGAAACAAAAAATAGACGGTCTTATTCAAAGCTCTCGTGATATTGCATTGTCTGACTTGCAGCGAGGTGAAAGTTTGGCGGTATTACGAAGCGAATATCCCAAGATATTTGCCCAATACGATATTGAATCAATTAAACTTGCTGACATACTTCAATTAAAACAACAAATAGCCAAAGAGGATGCAAAGCGCGCAGGCGAGGAAGTTGCAAGAAGTTTTGAAGCTGCTAACAAAGCTGTTTCAGACTATGAAAATGCCCTTTCTGCCAAACAAATCAATGGTGGTAAATTAACACAGCAGGAAATAAACAAGTTAAAAGAACTTCGCTCTTATAGAGACCAATTTCTTGTTGATAAAGGTAAAGGTATCTCTGAACAGTTCATATCCAATCTTAAAGATGTTGATATTAGTGAGTTTGACCGCTACATCTCTGAGTTAGAAAAGAGTATCAAAGGGAAAGGTAAAAATGGAACTGTGAAACTTCGTTTGCCTATTGATATTAAGGGTACTTTGTCTGATGAAGCAATCTATAATGTGAAAGACATAAAAACACTTATAGATACAGCAAAATCAGTCAAGCAAACCCGAATTGATTCAGAGAAGAATAAAACCACCTACAAGCAGGATTATGAGAAAGCAAAGAAAGACTGGGATGATGCTAAGAAGAAACTTTCTGAAATAGAAAAGGATAAATCCAAGTTTACTTCAAAGCAATATGAAGAAGCTAAGAAACGAGTAGAAACAACTGAAAAAGCCTATAAAAATTTGGGCGGCATTACCGGAAGCTCATTAACCAAGCAGGAAAATCAAGCCAAGAAAGAAGCCGAAAACCGACTTAAACAGCAAGAACAACTTGCCGAACAGCTTCTTTCCCTCCGCCGTAAGAACCAGCAGGATGAAATCAACCTCAGGGCTGACGGAACGGAAAAGAAGCTGGCACAGATTGACTTGGACTATCAGAAAGAACTGGATGCCATCCGTAAGCAAGAACAGGAATGGAGCAAGGCTAATGGTGGCAAGCTGACAAAGGAGCAGTCTGTACAAATATCCCTTTCGTATTCGCAGGCAGAAAACAAGCGTGACAAGTCAATCTCCGATGTTAACAAAGAGGAACTCGAAGCCATGAACCGCTATCTGAAGGAATACGGAACGTTCCAACAGAAAAAGGACGCCATAACAAAAGAGTATAACGACAAGATGGCCAAAGTCACTACCGAAGGCGATAAGAAGCTTCTCCAAAAGGAAATGGAAGAAGCATTGTCTTCTGTGGATATGGATAAGCTCAAACAAGAAATCAACTGGGAACTTATCTTCGGTGATTTGAGCAAAGTTTCCAAAAAATCACTTGAACAAGTAAAACAACAGCTAAAGACTTTCAAAAACTCTGATGAATATAAGAACATGGCTGTCGACCAGAAAAAAGTGATTGACGCAGCATTGAATAATATTCAAAGTACCATCATCGACAAAGGCGGTTTACTTGGCGATTTGCCGGAGCAACTGGATGCTTTGCGCATTGCTCAAGACGAACTTAAGCAAGCGCAGGATGAGTATAACAAATCTCTCAAAAGTGGTACGGATGCCGAGAAAGAAGCTGCTCTCAAAAAGAAAAACAAAGCCGAGAAGAATGTTCAGAATGCGGAAACGAATGTAACCAGAAGCGCGGATAAGACCCAAAAAAGTTTGATAACACTAACGGATACCATCACCCAGCTTGGCAGTTTATCTGAAATGTCTCTATCTCAAATAGGGAATCTTGCTGCTGGTCTTGTAGATGCGTTTTCTGAGGCAGGAAGTAAGATAGGTGGTATTGTTGGTGCGGTGTTCTCTCTACTTGACGGAATAGAAAAACAAGGCTTCGACGGATTTGTCAAGAATGTTTTTTCAAGCGTTTTTGGAGCCGGTGCGAGTATGTGGAACACACTTACTTTTGGTGGTTTCAATAAATTGTTCGGTATCGGTGGCAATGCAAAGGAGGTACAGGATTCCATTAATCGTCTTGCCGACCGTAACGAGACGCTACAGACTTCTATCGAATCATTGACAGATGAGATAAAGGCAAGCAAAGGAACGAAATCCGTAGCTGCGTATAGAAGTGCTTATGAATACCAGAAAGAGCAGAACTCCAATTATCTGAATATCGCCCGTGAACAGGCAGGTTACCATAATTCACATAAGAGCTGGCAATACTACATGAGATGGTCTGCCGAAGACTTGAAATGGATTCAACAGAACATAAACAAGAATTTTACCGGAACTTCTTCATTATGGGAGCTGACACCTGAAGAGATGGAAAAACTCCGTAGTAATGTTGATATATGGACAAAGATGCAGAATGCCGGGAAAGGTGGTTATGGTGAACGTGTAACTGATAAACTTGATGATTATATTGAGCAGGCCGGCAAACTGGAGGAGTTGACCGATAATCTTTATGAGGGTCTGACCGGAATGTCATTCGATTCCATGTATGACAGTTTTGTAAGCAGCCTGATGGACATGGAGAAGAGTGCTGAGGATGTTGCTGATGACATATCCAAATATTTCATGCAGGCAATGCTGTCAAATGCCATCGGTGAACAGTTTAGTGACAAACTGAGAACATGGTATGACAAATTCGGTGAAGCCATGAAAGATGATGGTACGCTTGATAATAATGAGCGTAAGGAGCTGATGGATGAGTACATGGGTTATGTGGATGAAGCCATGAAGCTTCGTGATGAGCTTGCCGCAGCAACCGGATATGATAAAATTTCGCAAGAAACAACATCGCAGTCAGCTTCATCCAAAGGCTTTCAGGCAATGAGTCAAGATACCGGCGAAGAGTTGAACGGGCGGTTTACAGCATTGCAGATTGCAGGAGAAGAAATAAAGAATCAGAATATTATTCAATCTCAATCACTTAATCTACTGACAGTAAAAGCAGATGCTCTACTTTCCATAAATACGGAAACAAGGAATATCGCTGATGATACGCGAGATTTGATAGCACAATCTTATCTTGAATTGGTACAGATTTCGGAAAATACAGGAGCTATTGTAAAACCAATCATTCAAATTCAGAAAGATATGGCAGAAGTGAAAAACAATACATCTAAATTATAAACTATGTCAGATTTATTGATAAATACCCAAGACGCCTACACAACATGGGGGGTAAGAATGGGAGAGGGCTTTCTTGATGTACTTGGGGCATCATCACCCATGAAAGAATTTATAGAAAATAAGTCCCGGTTGGAACATGGAAAACGTGTGATAATCAATGACCCCAAAATAGATGAACGGGAAATAACACTTTCTTTTACAATTGAAGGAAATTCCCAATCCGACTATCAAGCAAAGAAAAAAGCTTTCTTTGAAGAATTGTATAAAGGTGTGGTTGTTATTCAAGTTCCGGCTAACAGTAATGAGATTTATCATCTGATTTATCTTGGGAAAAGCGTTGCTTATGCACAGAGTTTAGACCAGACTTTCGGAAAAATTTCAGCCAAGTTTAACGAGCCGAACCCGGCAAACAGAACCTAATTCACGACATTGGATTTATTGTCGTGTATATGAGTGTCCAAAATAGGGCACTCTTTTTTTTATCTGCGAACTTTGGATGCGTTATGGTAGACATCAAAGACATATTCGGTAAGACAAGATTTTCGACCCCCATTAATGCCGGGGCTAAAGGCAGGTTTACCCTGATGAAGGAAGACTATATCATCCTTCCATTCAGCGTTCCCGACCCGGTGTATTTCAAGCTCGGCGACTACGTGGATTTGTCGGGAGTGCTTGACGAGTCCCTGGGTGGACTGCTGTCCAAGGTCTATGAGATAGTGGATTTGCAGAAACCTGCCTTCAACGCTTCTACCGGGGGATATGACTATGAGCTGCGGATGGACGCGTATTACTGGAAGTGGAAGAACAAGATTTTCAAGTACACTCCCGAACATGCCGGCCATGAAGCTTCATGGTCTCTGACCGCACCCCTTGACGTGCAGCTCGGCGTATTCCTCCGCAACCTGAAGGCACTCGGATATACATACAAGGGAAAAGAGTTTGAGTTCAGCATAGATTCCACAGTGGAGAACAAGGCCGTTGCGATGAGGTACGATAATATGAACCTTCTTGACGCCCTGTTCTCCATGGCCGATAAGGAGAAATGGGACTGTGACTGCTGGATAACGGATAACATAATCCATTTTGGGCGAAATGAATATGGTAATTCCGTCAGAATCGAGTTAGGGGTTGAAGCGTCAGCCATGACCCGCAGCGACAGCAAAGGTACTTATGCGACCAGAATCTATGCGTTCGGCTCTACCCGGAATATTCCGGCAGACTACCGTCCCGTGGATGAACAGACGGTTGTCAACGGCGTAGTCCAGCGCAGGCTGATGCTTCCCGCGGACACGCCTTACATTGATGTGTATCCCGACATGTCCGAAGAGGAAGCGATAGAGGATATTGTCGTATTTGAAAATGTCTATCCCCGGCGTACGGGCACATTATCCGACGTGCATACCCGCACCGAAGAGGTGAAGGACGAGAACGGCACGAAAGAGACCGTCACCTACTACCGCTACAAGGATACCGGGCTGGAGTTCAAGGATGAATATCTTATCGAAGGCCAGGAACTGAGAATCCGGTTCCAGTCCGGCAAACTTAACGGCATGGAATTCGGTGTCATTTTCAATCCCGACCCCAAAGACGACATGCGCGGCGCACAGCTTTGGGAAATCGTGAGAAACGAGGATTACGGGCGTATGCTTCCCGATGATACCCTTCGTCCGGAAAACGGCGACGAGTATATCCTTTCCGGTTTCAACATCCAGCTTGTGTCTGACAGATATACCCCCGAAGCCGAACAGGAGCTTAAGGGAAAGGCGCAGGAGTATGCCGACCGACGCAAAAGGGATGACGGTACATATAACACGACCCTTGATTCCGAATGGGTGTATAACGACCGGCTGAGACGCTTCTATGAGTTCGGACAGAAAGTGTTCCTTGTAAACAGGGCTTTTTTTGAGAACGGGCGCGACAGCCGCATACTCGGCTGGGAGTTTAACCTTGACAAGCCCTGGGACAGCCCTGCATACATAATCGGTGAGAGCATGCCCTATTCCCGTATCGGGGATATGGAAGACAAGATTGATTCCCTGACCTACAAGGGGCAGACATATACCGGCGGCGGAAACGGGGTCTATATAATCAGGACGAACGATACGACAGCCCCTTCCGACAGTAATGTATTCTCGGCACGCAGGTCTCTGGTCTCTTTCTTAAGGAAAGACAAGTCCGATAAGACTGAATATCTTTTGAAACTCCTCGCAGGCGGCGAGTTCGGCGAGTTCGTAGATAGTATGATTGCCGGCAAGGGTGCAGGGATATTCCCTGACGGTAGAGGACAATTTGAACGGTTGGAAGTCCGCGGTTCACTGTCAGTGCTTGACTTGATAATAAACCAGATTCAAGGAATGGAGTCAGATTACTCCTTCACCGAGATTGGTAAGATAAAATCCGTGGAGGATTTGGGAGAGAGCACCTATCGTTTGAAAATAGAGAAACGCACGGACTTCGACTTCATGAAGTTCCAGGAGAATGATGTCTGCTTCTCCATCATTAACACACTGCTTACAGGTGGTTCCGAGTATTACACCAGTTGGATGCGTATTCTTACCACCAATGCGCAGGAGAACAGCATAACGGTCGTGCTCTATCCGGACAGCGAAGTGCCGGGCGGCACGAACTATCCGCCGTTGGCCGGCTACAACGTAACCCGCAGGGGTAACAGTACGCTTCCTGAAGAGGGCGGCTTCAACGGTCGGGCGCAGTCGTGGATGATTTCTTCACGAGAAGGTCGGATTATGTTCCTGGCCAATGTCTATAAGCCGATATTGGAGGACTACAACTATGCGCTGACTATCGGAAAACTCCCTAACATCAAGGCACTCGAAAAACTGCCGGTGACAACCGAAGATGTTGGCATCGTTGCACAAACGGTCATTGCCGAGAAATTCTATCAGTTCGATTATAACGGTGATGTCGTTCCCAGCAAGGTAGACCGGGGTGTCTGGTCTCTGGAAACGGCCCAGAGTGGCGCTCCTTACCGCTTAGTGCAGCACGAACTGGCAAAGCCTTCCGGCAGCGAATATACCCTGCTGGAACAGCATACGGTCTACCACCTTGGCTGCAAGTGGGGCTGTCTGTCAGATAAGACAACCGACGAACCGAAATGGAACTCCCCGTCATGGGGACTCCTTGAGGGCGACAGCAGGTATTCGCTCCAGCTCTCCCTTTCAGGCGGGGAGGCATTCGTCATAGGCGGTGTGGATACGGTAATGTCCGGGCGCGTTTTCTATGGTACAATTGACATAACGGATGATGTGATGGCGGACGGTGCCACCGAAGTGGAGTGGTTCCGTGACAGCGGCAATGTTCCGGCGGACAACCTCTGGACGCCTGAGTACGTGGATGGCAACAGGCTTGCCATCCATATCGACAACGGGAACCAGCACGGGGTCGGTTCAGACTTCGGCTTTGTAAGCAGGTCCGTTGCCTTCATTTGCCGGGTATTCATTCCGGTTGAAGGGGAAATGCAGCAGATAGAACAGAGATTTGGTTTTGACATATTATAACTATGGGAATAAAGAGTAACAAACAGCAGGGGCGTATTTATGTGAGTCCCCTTTCCATCCATGGGGAGATAATCGTACTGTCGGGCAGTCCCGTGCAGACCTATGATAAGCAGTTGCGGGAATACAGCCCCGACCGGACCCTGACACCGCTGGTCATTGTGCCGAAGGTATCGGCATTCGATGAGAAGACGGTATTCGGTGAAATGGAACTCACGGGGGTGGAGTGGTTCGAGGGCGCACCCCGTGACAAGTCAGCCAACCGTATAGTAAACAACGAATACTATACAATCTCTGATGGTAGCGGTGACATACCGAAATATGCACTGATAATCCGTAAGAATACATCTCCTGAAGCTCCGGTGGAGTATTTCGGTATCGCGATATTCACGGACCCGCGTACGAACCGCGAGGTCCGCTGTGAACGGAGCGTGAAGTCCTATGCTCACCTTTATGACAACAAGGCGTATTCGTTGCGCCTGAAGGGTGATTCCGTGATGGTGACCGACCCGCTGCGTCTGTCCGACCGTTCCGGCTATTGGGACAGGGAGATAGAACCGCAGCTCTATACAGGGACTGAACCCGTGGATGATGAACACGCCGCATACTTCTGGGACATTCTTGAAAACGGAGCATACCGCCCGGTTACACCGGATGACCCCGGCATCGTCTGCCATGACGGGAATGGAATATATACAAGAAAGCTGATGTATCAGGCGAAGTATGTCACCGGTGCGAGCTTCCGTGTCCGCGCTTGTGAATATGCGGGCAGCAGGCCGCAGGCTCCTACTGACGGACAATTGGAAAAGGTTATTGAGGTAAAGACGGAGATGGCCGTTTCCCTCAATTGCGAAATTATCCAGACGAAAGGTTTCACCCTGTCGGAGGATATGAAGCAGCCGAGCGCCTATGAGATACGTATTTTCGACAACCGCCGTGAGTACGGTACAGAGTACGATGACCTTTTCCGTATCACATGGAAAGGGCAGTCGGGCAAGCCGGGCGAAACGGAGAAGGTGCTGGCAACCGGCGGGCGTACGCTGGAGTTCATTCCGGCGGACAAGGGTTTCCCCAAGGGGCATATCTTCCAGGTATGGGCGGAAGTGGAGCTTCTTGCGGGTGAGTCCCTGATGGGCGATGAGGAAGGCGCCGTTATATCCTCGCAGGTTGACGGACAGACGGTATTCATTGCCACGGGTCCGGTATATGAATAATTGAGTAACAACTTTAAACTTTAATCAATATGTACGTAATAGCGGAAAAAACAAAGCTCGAAGGCAAATTCTTTGGGATAATGAATACCCTTCCGGATGGCAGGGTGTACATTCCTATCAGTGAGATGCGGAATGTGGGTACTCTTCTTGACATCGACATCATCGGTTCGGCACGTGAACTGAAAGAGTTGATTGATAAACAGCAGGAAGCGATGCAGGGTACGGAGGACATCGACCCCGGTTTCAGTGTGACACCCGAAGAGGAAGAGGAAATAGACTCCGGTTTCAGCCAGGAGCCGAATCCGGACAGCGACAGCGGGGCGTCGGAAGAGGGTAACGGTAGCGTGACCGGTCCGGAACAACCGACCGGGGCAAAGACTGACGGAAAAAGGAAAGGAGGCCAGCGATGAACCAGAATCAAGTGACCGCTTCACTGGCTATCGTGGCGGTGAGCAACGGAACAACCGTCAACGGGTATGTACGCGTGGATAACGGACCTCTTATCCAGGCATGGACAAAGGGTAGCGACAAGTATACGCCGGACTTTGAAGCGTTGGCGGAGGACAAACGCCCTATTGTCGTTGTCGTATTGCGGGATGTGAGCAGCGGGCGCATCCTCATCCCTTCCAAACTTGTATTCAAGTACAACGGTACCGAACTTGCATTCGGGGAGGACGGGCTGTGTACTACGGAACAGTTTGCAGGCATGTTCAAGCGCGTAACCGGATACAATGTCAGTGTGGACTCGCAGTCCTATCCCATGACGGGACTTCGGGTGATGAAGAACCTCGTACCTATTTCCGGATATGACAATGACCGCATAACCGTTTCCGGGGAAGTTGAAATCGGCGGGCATACGGTCGCGTTCAACGAACTTGCGA